TAAAAATAATAAAAATAATAAAAAATTGAAACTAATTAATAAACCATAATAAATAACAAAATAAAATGCCTGAAATAAATTATAATTTTAACAGTTTATATGTATCTTTGTTATTAATAATATATAATATATGGAAAACTAATTATGATTATATAAATATAATTATTAATAAATTATATTTATTAAATTATACTTCAATAATTATTTTCATAAATGTATTAGGATTGTTTTTAATTTTAAGAAAATTATCATTTGAAATAAATATAAAATACTCTATAATATATAAATAATGTATAAGAAAAAAATTAATTAATAATTAAAACCTTGTCCGAAGGAAAAGTTGGATAAGCAAAATTATAAAAAAAATATGCGGTTGGACTTACAATTAATGGAGCCGTTTTTATTTTTAGATTATCAATAATAATATGATTATGAGAAATTTCTTCAATGGCTGAAAAGCCAAAAAAGTTTTCTGCTGCAATTTTCCAAAAACTTATTTTAAATCCTTGTATAAAGATATTATTATCTGTATTGTTGATAGAAGCAAAGCAACTTAGAACTTCCATATTTTTCTCAATAAAAGTACAAGATTTTCTATAAAAATAAGCGCAAATTATTTCATCGTTTAAAAGAATTACATAAATAAAAATATTTTTGGTGTTAATAAGCTCAATAATATTTGTTACTTCAGTATTAATAACAATACCAAATTTTTCACTATTATGTTTAACAAAATCAAATAAAAAATGAAAATTCTGCGCATTAATTTCAAGTAATTTATATGACGCGTGAAGCTCAGGTGGTTTAGTCCATTTATTAACAGAAAACCCATAAGTTGAATAAACACATAATGGTACAATTCCTGTTAATTCATCTTCTCTCTTAAACAAAGAAACAACAATATTTTTATTCAGATGTCTTTGATTATACTCATGTGTTTGAATGATTTGAGGAGCAATACCTTTTTTTCTGAATATTTTATCAACACATAAGTAATCCACATAATATGCGTTAAACTTGGCATCTTTATCATTATTATTAATAGCAATATGAATTGGTCGCGAAGTCATTACCCCTATTATTTTTTTATCCTCAATCATAGTGCCTTTTTTTAAGTCGAGCATAAGGTTTTCTTCATTGTAAAAAGATACAAACGGTTTTGAATTATGTCCAGTGAAATATGGAATTATGTTTTCTGACTGAGGAGAGAAAATATTGTCTTTATTTTGTAAATAATTAGAGCGAATAAAATTGACTAAACGCGTTTTCTTTAATTCAGAAAGCTCTGGAAAAATAATAGTCTCTATATTTTTAAAATTTGTGTATTTGTTTTTTTCTGGTAAACTATGTTGAATAATTCCTGGTGGTTTAAATATATATAACAGGTCATAAACATGGAAAACCGGTTGCAAAAACCAAAACCCATATTTAAGTCTAATGTAAATATATATTAGAAATATAGTTAGTACTGAAAAAAATAATATGTATGATAAATATTCAATCATATTATTTAATTATTTTAATATTTTTATTTAATAACTTACAATAATAATTTAACTTGGTTTCACAAGAATATATAAATATTGGTTTTCATAAGCACAATGAACTAGGTCAATTTTACCCTGTAAAATAAATCCACATTGTTGTGCTATAGTTAATATATCTTGTGTATCTTCCATATATAATTTTTGCTCCTGCTTACGTACTTTGCCATCATTAAATTTAAACTTTTCATCAAATGTAGCAATATTTTCATCCTTATTGAATTTAAAATCGGAATTATAAACAAAATCATTAAATGTGACCTTTGTGGTGGTAATTCTTTTCTTTGCGTATTTTTGAGGAGATACAATATATAATGGATTACCTGGTGGTAAAATAGGGTCAAATTTCTCTCTATCTACTAAATGTACAACTAAATAACCTCCTGGCATTAACCAATCCATACAATTATCAAAAAATCTTCTCTTATCAGGGAAATAATAAATAGTAAAATATAAACAGAGAATATGCGTAAATGTTTGATGGTTGAACTCTGTAGTATTTAAAGCATTACCAACACGAAAATTATAATTAGGATAATTTAGCTTAGCTTTTTGAATCATTGATGGAGAAATGTCTATTCCTACTACATTTAAATTTTGCTCACTCATTGTACCTACATGATGACCTGTTCCGCAACCAACATCAAGAATAACACTAGTTTCACTAGGATTTGTATTATTTACTATTTCACCAATTTCATAAGAATTCTTAATATTGTTGAAAACTAAATAATCATAAATATTGGCATAAAAATCATCGTATACATCATTCCCTGTTTTGAATAAAAATTTATCAGGAGAAGTCATAAACCCTTCTTTATTTATACCAGGTATTTGAATAGACTTAAAAAAAACTACAGTAATCAAAAGTAAGGCAATAAATAATAAAATTTTTCCAAAATTTGACATTTTACTATAAACATTGCTAATTGATTTTAATGGACTTATATTTTTCATCTATATGTATAGTTGTTATTTTTTTTGTATATTTTTTTATTATATGACAGATTCAGAAATTAATGATATAAGGGCGCCTAGTGACTTTAAAGGCATTACGTTCTCCAATTTTAAAAAAACAGATGTACGAAAAGAATTGCTAAATAGTTTAACTAATTCTAAAATAGAACCAGCGTGTTATTGGAGTGCTGAACTAATTTGTGCAGGACATTATAGTGAATTATGGGAAATCATTTTATTTTTTTATAGCAAATACATACATTTAGGAAATCCTAAAATAGCTATTTATCTTGAATTAAGAATCAATAATTTTAAAGAACTTGTTACTAATGGGTATAATGGCAATGAATTGAGATTAAGAAATAGTAAAAAAATAAGACATTTATTTTGTGAAGTAATGTGTGTCTTATGCGATGCTAAAAGAAAACACAGTTTTGATAATATTAAAATTAAAAAACAAGATTTTGATATGACTCAAATGACAGACCGATTTAAAGCACCAAACGTTAAATACGCTGAGGATATTTTTTTAAAAGATGACCCTAAAGAATTATTTGTGGCTATCAATGAATTAGCGTATAATATATCTGATGATGGAAAAAATATAATCAATGCTTGTTATTGGATAGAATGGATTATTGAATTTGAATGTGTATGTAAAAATAGAAAGGAAAAATGTAAGTGTGAGAGAAGGTCAAAAATGCCGGTTGACAGTAAAAATCAAATGGATATAATATGGATTGTTTGGGATATATTTTTAAAAGAAGCAAATAAAAGACCAAAAATAATAATTAAGATTGTAAATGCTTTATTAAATTTATTTACATTGAAATATACAAGTGGATGTAATAAAAAAAGAAAATATATATTGTACTTTGTTGTTTCACTTTTATGTGAAAATGTTGCAACTAATGAAGAAATTATAAGAAAATCGCAACAAGAAATAGTAGCGAATGTTTTAACAAAAATTGATACTGTATATAAACAAATAAAGAAAAATGAAGTGTCTCCTGGTACAGATTATTTATTCAAAGACCTTAAATCATCTAATTTAGAAAAAACAATAGAAAAATTAGAAGCAATGAATTCATTTGGAGAGACATTTATTCCAAGATTATAATAATTAAATAATTAAATAATTAAATATACAAGGTATATATAATGCCAAAAACATATAGAAATCGTTCTAATAATTCTAGTACGCGTAAAAATAGAAAGCAAAGCAGTTCTTCTCTAGAGGTTTTTCAGAAACAAATAACTGTTGTTTTTTTAGAAATGCTTATGATGGTAAAGTTGTTTCATTGGAAAACACATAGTTATGCCACTCATAAAGCAACAGATGAACTATATGAAAAATTAAATGAGAATATTGACCATTTTATTGAGGTACTTTTAGGTAAAACTGGTTCTCGAATAGATTTAATGGGACAAAAATCAATTTCTCTCATTGATTTGAATTCACAAGAAAAATTAAAGACTAAAATTATGTCATTAAAGAGCTATTTTGTTGGTTTAGATAATAACAAAGCTTTAAGTACAATGAGTAACTCAGATTTATTTAATATTCGTGATGAAATATTAGGAAATCTAAATCAATTTATGTATTTGTTAACGTTTAAATAAATCCACTTTTTAGAAAAGTGGAGCAAAACAAATATATACTTTTTCATAAGTAAATGGAGCAAACAAATATAATATATCTCTATTCTTTTGCTCCACTTTTTAGAAAAGTGGATGGATGGATGCGCAAATTACAATAAAAATAATATATATATTTTTATTATAATGAATAACTCAAATGATTTAACAACCTCCATTTTACAATCTAGTGAAAGTTCAATGCCAGATATTATGTCAACTGCGTCATCTACAAGTGACGGTGAAGGGTTTTTTGAAAGTATTAAAAATATTAGCGTTACCACATGGTTATTAATAGTATTAATCCTTGCTTTTTTGGGTTTTAATATTTTTGTTTATTTAGCAAAAGGAACGCAAGAAATCAGTGGGTTTTTTGGACCATTTGCTGAAAAAATTGTGGGATTATTTGGTGGCGTAACAGGCCAAGTTGTTGATGTAAGTGCGGAAGGAGCAAAAGCAGTTGTAAACACTACTGCTGGAGCAGTGGATACTGGTTTAACAGCCGTTCAAAATGTTACACCCAATAAAGCAAATAGCAGTGTCCCTGCCGTACCTGTTTCTCAACAAAATCAACAAGATATTATGTCACAAAATACACTAAATAAAGCGTTAAATTCATCACAAAGTCAGCAACCCAATAATAATGATTATCAGGCAGATGATGCCACTAGTAATATTCAAGGAGGCGCGCCAAAGCCTGGATGGTGTTACGTTGGTGAAGACCGAGGATTCAGAACATGCGCACAAGTGGGTGTAAATGATAAATGTATGTCGGGCGATATATTCCCAAGTCAAGAATTATGCGTCAATCCTAGTTTGAGAGCTTAAATATACTTTTATAATTAAATAAATAAAAGTATATTTAACAAATGATTATTTAGTATTTTGCTATATGATTTGCTGAAACTCCTCCTGCTGTAATAAAACTTCCTCCAGCATATAAATAATTACAATTATTTGTTTCTAAAACAATTGTAAAACAAGTACTACCTAATCCAGAATCAAGAGCAGACCAAGTAGTACCATTCCATTTGGCAATATAATTAGCAAAATTTCCTCCTGCTGTAGTAAAATCACCTCCAGCATATACACTTCCATCAGGACCTATAGAAATAGTTCTACAAGTACTACCTAA